AAGAAAAACAGGAGGCCATGTTGGATGCTGCAACTGAAAACGCGAAAGGCGTTTATCAGATTCAGGACTTCAAGGTTAAAGCGGCAGCTTGTGTACAGCAATGGGCGGATGATGATATTCCACTTGATGAAGGCGAAACACAAGCGGATAGATTAAAGGCTTTGTTGATTGGAATTGTTGATATTAATGACAACAAAGAAATTGATGAAGATGAAGCGGATGCTTTTAATGTGGTGGTTAATTTTGCTCTTGATTACATGGTACGTCACGGCGTAAATGAAGATGATGCTATTGACTTACTGAGTGATTTTGATAGCGATTTAGCTGATACCGTGCGTGATTTTTTGATTTCTGAATTGCCGGATGATGATGCCGCTGGTGACGATATGGACTCTTTTGCCTTTTCTGATGGCGAAGATATGATGGATGCGGTTTATAAAAAACGCATGGTTGTTCGTGGCGGCAAAAAAGTAAAAGCTAATATCAGAATTAGTGGCACGGTGCTGGAGCAATGATGCGCCGTGCCAAATCAATGCGAATGCGTGTTAAAACAAACCTAAAATCATTTCCTGTAAAATAACCCATGTTAGTTGCGGATAAAGACGGTAATGAGCCAACAAAACAACCACTGTCATCATTGTGGGATGGTTTGTCACCGCATTTACTCGCAACTTTTTACGAGGTGGATAGAGAGGGAAAGCGACCAAAAGGCACTGAGGATATTACAGTTAAAGCTCCGTTAATAGACGGCACTTTTAGCGTTTCATTACAGTGGAGTTCGCCTTTTGAGGCTGCTGGTGCTGAGGCTAAAGCCGGAACAATTGTGGCAATGCTGCAAAGTGGCGCGTTACAGCCGATGGTTGATTCTTTAAATCTTGGCAAGTCTATTAATACAAAAGCAACTGAATTTTTGAAAGGTTTTGAGGGCAGAACGGGCATAACAAAGCTTAACTCGACACAGGTTTTTAATGGTATGCCACCCGCTGATATTCAGTGTACTTTGCTGTTTCGAGCGTGGAAAAATCCAAGTCGTGAGGTTATGAATCCATTTGACCAGCTTATGAGTTGGGCATTGCCTCAAGAATTAGCAGGGCAATCTACCTTGTTAAGTCGGGGTGCTGATTACATAAGCGGGAAAGAAAAAGAGTTTTTAAACGTGCTTTTGCCATCTAAAAGTCCGGTTATGATTGCGATGGTTTACAAGGGGAGAACTTATAGCCCGATGGTAATTGAAAGTATCAGCAATGATTTAATATCGCCGATTGATAGCAGTGGTGATTATGTATCGCTTGCTGTGCCGTTGAAATTGAATAGCTTGACGGCAATTGATAGGCGTGACTGGAAAAGTTCTGGTAAAAACGCTTAAAAAAACCCCAATCAAACGGGGTTTTTTATTGCCAAAAATAATCTGGAAAAAACCGCATTTTAACCACCAATCACCGCCGTAAACTGTGCCAAACCTACAAAGGCACGAATATGTTATCAATACCCCAATTACGCACAAACCGATTAACACTTGAGCTGAAAGAATTAACTTTCTTACAAGCAATTGAACTTGCAAGCCTTAAACCAAATCAACTCGAAGCCGCTACGACCAAGCTTTTGCGCTATGCGATTAAAAGCGTTAAAGGCGCGGATGCAGACCCGATTAACTGGACAGTACAAGAAAGAATCACGGCGGTTAGTTGGTACATGGCGCACACGCGAGAAGATGGTCCTAACTTCCCAACCGGAAACGGCACATATAGCGACTACTTTGATTCTGAATTAAGCCTATCGCCCAATCTTGACCGCATAGAGTTAGGTGAGCATGGTGGTGATAAGTGGTTCTTGCAGCAATTGACAGGGGTAATGGCTGAATCAATCGAGCGATTAACATCGTCAATCGACCATCCGCCTTATTTACATTGGCTAACGGGTGGCATGGCGGCGCAACTGGTTAAAGATGACGAAAAGCCCGTTGAATTTGAGTTAGAGCAGGATTTAGACGAGTGGTTAGAGCAACGTATAAAAACCTTTCTTTCGTACCCTGACAGCGATTTTGAAACGCTTATGCTTGCTTATCGCATCAATCGCCCACGCCTTGACCACATGGTATCAATTGATTTTGATGACAAAGGAATTTGTGTTTTACCAGCGAATGACAATGAGGGGGAACTTGGGTTAGTCCCTACCCGATTTCGCGCTAGTTCCTGCCTATCCAAGTCAGCGCGAAGCTTGGTGTAAAGACCACTTAGACGCGGTTGTTAGCATAAGTCTTTACATGAAAACCCCGCTAGATAACGCGCTAAATCTGCCAGTAAGCCTTGCGAATGAAGTTTTTAAAAGCAAAGCTTACGAGGGATTTAAAAAGGGAAAAGAAAACGATTACAAGCTAGTGAAAGACGTTTTAGAACGCTTAAACGGCGTGATAATTGGCACAAACAATATTTGCAAAACCATTGCAAACTGCATAAAACCAAGATAGAGGATTTAAACATGGCTAATAATTCACTAGCTGAAATGAAAGAAAGCTTTGCCCTTGCGGTAGCTTCTGGATTGAACGCGATTTCGTCAGACTTTACCCTTGAAATTGAAGGACAGGAAGGTCTATGGATTTTAACAAAACAAGCCCCGTGGGTTATTGCATCATCCGCAGGTGAGATTGAGATTGCTATGCCTAACGGCGGAGCAAGATGGGAAAGACAAAATCAGAAAGTTAATTTTCAAGGCCCTATATCTTTTTATGAAACTCAAAGTCATAAAATTGAAAAAGCAATGATGGATATTATTGCAAAATCAGGTTATTCCGGCGGGCGTTTTGACTGCAAAGTTTATCACGGCGTACCAGACAGGCATGTTGGCGGTAAACGCTATGAAAATTGCTTTATGACTATAGAGTCTCCGGATACCGACTGGGAAAATCGCTCACAGGCATTGATGATTACAGGCACGTTGTTTGGTCATTATTTTGGTGAAGATATACCCGCTACGCATGAAACAATCTAATGTCAACAATCGCTGATTTAGTCACTATTTTTCAGCTAGAGCGTCCGGTTGGTAATTTGCTGGATGTTCCTGATTTAACCGCGCAGGCATTGTCTGCTACGCGGTTTTATCAAGGGTATGGCGCGTTAGAAGAGCATTTAGCTATTCCAATTGCCGAACCCGCGCCGATTACACCCGTGCCTTACCCGTTAATTACCGATTTAACTGTGTTAAGCGTAAGTGAATGGGCAATTATTAAGCCGCTGTTTTTGTATTATGTGGAGTGCGAAAATGCACTGCAATTAGAGGCGGGTCGCGGTATGGGTATTGATGTTTACGGGCGTTCTGTAGCTGAAATTATCGGTGATATTAATCAGTATGAGGCGGATATGCACCATAAGGCGTTTAGTTGCCCTGTTGTTAGTGTGATGTAACGTGATAATCATCCTGCCCAACGGCAAGCAATTACGCGGTGATTTAATTTTATCTGCTGTTTTGCGTTCAGATTTAACCCCAATACCCGTGACATTACACGCAAAAATCAGGGTTGATGATGATTTAAAAAAAATGCTGTCAGAGGGGCAAGTAATAACCGCAGCGGGTGATAGGTTTTACATTGTGAAGTCGATATTACCCAATGCGCGGATGTCTCAAGGTGAGCATGAAGTCGCGTACATTGAAATATTTGCATATCTTGATTCAGTGCATACCGCAGGATTTGTGCTTAAAACGGCATTACTGAAAGAAAAAACTACCTTGCAAGCGATTTACAGGGCAACTGGAGCAACTTTAAAAGCGATTGAAAACGACCTGAATGTTGCGCGGTTTTATTGTTTAGCAGGTAATTTTCCCACTGTGGACATTGCTAAAACATTGCAAGACGAAAGCGCAGTAGTGAGTTGGAAAAACGGCAAAATGCGATTATTTAGGGTGCAGGATTTAATGCGACAAAAGCCCGTGTTATCGCTTGCCAATAACTCAATGAAAGACTTTGACAGCGGTTTTTTAGAACGCCATGAAATACCAACCTTTTACTCGATAGATGCAAACGGCGTTTTTATCTACGGCAATAAATCCAAAATAAGAACGGCGGTTTTTGCCCCAAACAAAGATGTTCGGCAATTACAGAACATGGGGCGGGTATTGGTTAAGCGCAAAGAAACCAACAAGATTGCATTTGATTTAAGAATTTGTGCGGGTGATGTTATTGACGTTCAGGGTATTGGTCAATACGCAGTAATCACAGCGGCGCATGTTTTTGAGCCGGAACAGCAATATACAAAGCTATGGCTTGGGCAGGTAGTAAATTGAATAAACAATTTTTAGGAAAGTACCCAGCGATTATCAAGACGTATGACGCTGCGACTCGCACCGCAAGGGTAGAGATTCCACAGATTACAGACGGCGGCGATGTTTTGCCGGAAGCTGAAATTTGCTATCCGCTGGGTGATAAATCCCGCGATGGCACGCCGACTGAGATTGAGATTTTATCCGGTGATTTAGTTTGGGTTGAGTTTATCAATGGCGACCAAAATCATCCGTTAATAGTTGGTTATCGCTGCCCTAAAGTTGGCAATAGCATGGGCTGGCGGCGGTTTCATCATGCAAACGTGCAAGTAATAGCGGATACTGAAATGATTTTAACGGCGGCTAAGTTGACGATTAATGTTAGTGGAGAGGTCAATATTAATAGCGCATCAAT